CCTACTACGAGCGTGACGGGAAGTCGTGGGACAGCACGATGGGTCTTCAGCATCACAAACTTAAAATTAAGACCTGTCGGCTCCTAGACCCAAAACTTGCTCGGTACATCCAGGAGTGTTACCGAACGACCGGTACATATAGCAAGCGTGGTAAGAAAGTCGTGTATAAGTCCGAAGGGACGACCCGTAGCGGGCACAATGACACGACTATTGGTAACTCCATCATTAACGCCATGATTGCCTGGGAGAGCATGATATTTCTAGGTCTCACAGGTTCCATTATCGTCATGGGAGACGATTTGTTGGTCATCGTTGACGGTGACTTCGACAAACAAGCCTTTCTTGATCGGGAAGCCGAGTATGGCATTACGCCTGAAGGTGATAAATTTACTAGCATTTATGACACTTCTTTCATCTCGGGCATCTTTGTTCCCACGTCCGAAGGGCTGCGTTTCTCACCGAAACCGGGTAGGCAGCTGTGTCGCCTTTGGAACACGTGCAAACCACCCGGGAAGAAGCGCCGTAATGCTTTTGTCCGTTCGATCTACATGGGTTCGATGATTTTCTTCTCTGGATTCCCCATCATGGAGGAATTCCTCAATCTGGCCATTGACTTTGATCTTGACGGGGATTGGGGATCGTACAAAGGTCCACTCGGATACAAGTACGACCAGGGATTTTACGACGAAACTCAAAAGGTTGAGCGGGGCATTATGCTCGATTGGTTTTTAGGGAGGTACAATCTCAGCGAAGCGGATGTTGCTGAATGCGAGTCATGGATGCAACGTTTACCGCGGGGACCGCAGTTCTTATCGCACCCAGTCTTGGAAAGGATAATTGAAGTGGACTGCGCTGAGGTGTTCGAGAGGGAAAAGTTCGTGTAGTTCAGGGGGAAGTAGCCGGGCTTGGCGAACCCGAACTGTACCCGAGCCACGTTGTTATGGTACACAGAAATCATAACAACAGACCGAACCAACCACAACCAAGACGACCAAAGGGGCGGAAGGGTGGGGTACCCGCTGCTGTACCCAACATCCGAAGGGCTACCGCCCCACAGTTGAG